TGTCATAGAGCCTGCAGGGCAGAGGTACAACAATTCTAAAGAAGTAGAAGGTAAAAAACTTATAACCAACACTGAGATATTTAATCATCAATTTGTAAATAAGTTGGCTACTGTTGTCAGCTGCCCAATGAGTGGAGATGACTTAGGCATAAAACCAGGTGACACGGTTATGGTTCACCACAATGTTTTTAGAAGATGGGAAGACCAGCATGGCGTAGAAAGAAACAGTAAGAATTTTTTTAACGAAAAAACTTACGTAGTATATGCTGATCAAATATTTTTAATAAAAAACAATAACAACTGGAGGCCCACGCCCGGCTACTGCTTTGTTAAACCTATTAAATCTAAAGACGCGTACGGTGAAGGTGTAGAAAAACCGCTTGTAGGTATAATAAAGCATGCCGACGAGGGTTTCTCAAAAGGAGACCTTATAGGTTTTAAACCTGGGTCTGAATATGAGTTTATAGTAGAAGGGCAAAGGCTATATAGAGTTTTATCAAAATTTATTTCAATACAATATGAATATCAAGGAGACGAAGAAGAGTATAATCCAAGCTGGGCATAAGGCGGTTGAAGAACTCATCAAAGTGGCTAAAGAGGCTATCGTTGATAGTGGCGATGACATTACTGCTGACAGACTTAAAAACGCCGCTGCGACGAAGAAACTCGCTATATTCGATGCATTCGAAATACTTAACAGAATACAAGAGGAAGAGGCGATACTCAATGGAAAAGAATCTGAAAAGAAAGAAGAACGCGTGTTTAAAGGATTTGCTGAAGGACGATCTAAATGAGTTACGAGCAGACGCTATATAAGATAATCGAACCTGTCAGGTCGAACACCATCAAAAGGCTTAATAAGTCCAAGAAGTGGAAGTACGGCTATGACAAAGAAAATGATATTGTAGTAATATCTAAGACTGGTCAAATCGGTGAGATATACGATATACAAGGTTTAAAGATAGCCTTGCCATTAGCGCCAAAAAACGTGTATAGCAACGAAAAAAACAAATGGGTTGCGTTTGAACAACCTAAAGAGTTGAGTAAGCTTAAGAATATATTTGATTGGAAAAACTATCCTGAAGAACAGAAAGATAAGTGGTACGATTATATAGACGAAGAGTTTAAACGTCGTGAAGACGGTTTTTGGTTTATGAACGACGGAAAACCTACGTATATAGTTGGCACGCACTATATGTACTTGCAATGGACAAAAATAGATGTTGGTCGCCCTGATTTCCGAGAGGCTAACAGACTGTTCTTTTTATTCTGGGAAGCTTGCAAGGCTGATGTTAGAAGCTATGGCATGTGTTACCTTAAAAACAGACGTTCTGGATTTTCTTTTATGTCATCTTCTGAAACCGTAAATCAAGCTACAATATCTAGTGATAGTAGGTTTGGTATACTATCAAAGTCCGGTGCTGATGCTAAGAAGATGTTCACTGACAAAGTTGTACCTATATCTATTAACTATCCTTTCTTTTTCAAACCTATACAAGACGGTATGGATAGACCTAAATCTGAGCTAGCGTATCGTGTTCCTGCTAGTAAGCTTACAAGACGTAAGATAACGTCAAATGAAAAGCTAGAAGAGCTAGAAGGGTTAGATACTACTATTGACTGGAAAAACACTGGGGATAATAGTTATGATGGTGAAAAATTAGCTTTACTAGTACATGATGAAAGTGGTAAGTGGGAAAGACCTGATAATATACTTAACAACTGGCGAGTTACAAAAACTTGTCTTAGACTAGGTAGTAGGATTATCGGTAAATGTATGATGGGGTCAACAAGTAATGCACTTGACAAAGGTGGCGATAACTTCAAAAAATTATATAACGACAGTGATGTCACTAAAAGAAATAGAAATGGTCAAACAAAATCTGGTTTATATGCTTTGTTTATTCCAATGGAATGGAACTTTGAAGGATTTATTGATGAGCATGGACGACCTGTCTTCACTGCTCCAGGACGAGATGTTTATGGACCAGACGGTGAACTAATAGACGTAGGTGTAATCGATCATTGGGACAATGAGGTAGATGGTTTAAAAGACGATCAAGATGCTTTGAATGAATTTTATCGTCAGTTTCCAAGAACTGAAGAACACGCGTTTAGAGATGAGACTAAAAATAGTCTATTTAATTTAACTAAAATATACGAGCAAATAGATTACAATGAAGGCCATAGAAACTCTTCGGTTGTTACTACGGGAAGCTTTCAGTGGGTTAATGGTGTTAAGGATACTCAAGTGGTTTTTAATCCAGATCCAAACGGCAGATTTAAGGTTAGTTGGGTTCCAGATAGAAATTTACAAAATAGAGTGATACTTAAAAATGGAATAAAGTATCCTGGGAATGAACATATTGGCGCTTTTGGTTGCGATAGCTATGATATTAGTGGTACTGTTGATGGTAGAGGATCCAACGGATCTCTTCATGGACTGACTAAATTTTCTATGGAGTCAGCTCCAGCGAATACTTTTTTCTTAGAATATATTGCCAGACCACAAACCGCTGAAATATTCTTTGAGGATATACTAATGGCTTGCGTATTTTACGGTATGCCTATATTAGCAGAGAACAATAAACCAAGATTACTATACTACTTTAAGCGAAGAGGCTACAGAGGGTTCAGTATGAATAGACCAGATAAAGTTTGGAATAAGCTGTCTACTACAGAAAAAGAAATAGGTGGTATGCCAAACTCTAGCGAAGATATTAAGCAGGCTCACGCTGCGGCGATTGAAATGTACATTAACGACCACGTTGGAAGAACACAGGAAGGAGACTACGGTACAATGTATTTTAATGAAACGCTGAATGATTGGGCTAAGTTTGACATAAACAAAAGAACAAAGCACGATGCTTCTATCAGTTCTGGTTTAGCTATAATGGCTTGCAATAGACATTTATATAAACCTAGACCAGATAGACAGGCGAGCAAAGTAAATATAAGTATGGCAAGATATACTAACGACGGTTTTTCGTCACAAATTATTAAAAATTAAGTATGGCTGATTCAGTTGTAAAAAGTTATTTTCCTAGTCAAGTAGTTAGTGACATAGAAAAAGTTAGCTACGAATATGGTATGAAAGTTGCTAAAGCTATAGAGCACGAATGGTTTTCAGATGGCTACAACAATAGATACCTAAATAATCAAAATAATTTTCATAGATTAAGACTATACGCTAGAGGCGAGCAGTCTATACAGAAGTATAAAGATGAGTTATCTATAAACGGTGACCTAAGTTATTTAAACCTAGATTGGAAGCCTGTACCTATTATACCTAAGTTTGTTGACGTTGTTGTTAACGGTATCGCTGAAAGAACTTACGACATCAAAGCCTACTCTCAAGATCCTTATGGAGTAGAAAAAAGAACAGCGTACATGGAGTCTATATTAAAAGATATGGGCACCAAAGATCTTAGCAACTACGTTGAGCAACAGTTTGGTATCTCAATGTATGAAAATCCCATAAACGAACTACCTCAAAACACAGAAGAGCTTTCTCTACACATGCAACTTAACTACAAGCAAGGTGTTGAGCTAGCTGAAGAGCAAGCCATAAACGTTTTGATGGAAGGCAACAAGTATGAGTTAACTAAAAAAAGATTTTATTATGACTTAGCAGTGTTAGGCATTGGCGCTGTAAAAACATCTTTTAACACGTCTGAAGGAGTAGTTATAGATTACGTAGATCCTGAAAATTTAGTTTACTCTTATACAGACTCACCTTACTTTGATGATATATATTATGTAGGTGAAGTAAAGACTATACCTATTAACGAGTTAACAAAGCAGTTTCCACACTTAACCCCAGAAGATTTAGAAGAAATAAATAGATCTAACTCCAGAGACGACGGAAAGTATAACACGCAGAACTCTGGAACAGGAAGATATAGTGACAATAATCAAGTGTCTGTATTGTACTTTAACTACAAGACTTACATGAATGAAGTGTACAAAGTTAAAGAAACAGGTACTGGCGCTGAGCGAGCTATAGAGAAAGATGACACGTTCAACCCCCCGGAAGATATGGAGGCTAACTTCAGTAAGGTCGGTAAATCTGTAGAAGTGCTTTATGAAGGTGCTAAAATATTAGGTACAGAAAAAATGCTTAAGTGGGAGATGTCTAAGAATATGATGCGCCCTAAAAGCGACTACACTAAAGTTAAAATGAACTATAGTATTGTAGCGCCTAGAATGTACAACGGTAAGATAGAGTCGCTAGTTAGTCGTATTACAGGATTTGCTGATATGATTCAACTAACACACTTGAAACTACAGCAAGTAATGTCAAGACTTGTACCAGATGGAGTTTACTTAGACGCTGATGGTTTAGCTGAAATAGACTTGGGTAATGGAACTAACTACAATCCTCAAGAAGCGTTAAACATGTTCTTCCAAACAGGTTCTGTTATTGGTAGATCAATGACTGCTGATGGAGACTTAAATCCAGGTAAAGTACCTATTCAGCAGATAGCTAGTGGATCTGGCACTAGTAAAATGCAAAGCTTAATCACGACGTACAACTATTACATGCAAATGATTAGGGATACGACGGGCCTCAACGAAGCTAGAGATGGTAGCATGCCAGATAAAAACGCTTTGGTAGGTGTTCAAAAATTAGCAGCCGCCAATAGTAATACCGCAACAAGACATATATTACAAGCTGGTTTGTTCTTGACAGCTGAGGTAGCTGAAGCTTTATCTCTTAGAATATCAGACATTATAGAATACTCACCAACTAAAGATGCTTTCATACAGGCTATAGGTGCTCATAACGTTGCTACGCTAGAAGAAATGTCAGAGCTACACTTGTACGACTTTGGTATATTTATAGAACTTGCTCCAGACGAAGAAGAAAAAGCAATGCTAGAAAACAACATACAGCAAGCACTGCAGCAAGGAAATATAGATTTAGAAGACGCTATTGATCTTCGTGAAGTAAGAAACGTAAGCTTAGCTAATCAATTACTTAAAATAAGAAGAAAAGCAAAACAAGATAAAGAT